TGCTACTACTATATCAAATATGTATTATAGTGATATTATAACCAATAAGGTTGTGTGTACTACAACTGGATTTACAGGTTCAACAACAGGTTCAACTCAATTTATAATAACTCAGTTCAAACCTGAGTTAACAGGTTATACAATAGTTCAATATGCTGTACCTTATAATACTACAATATCAATTGTGAAAGATATATCTATTAATGTTATTTATTTAAGTACAACAACACAGTATTATATTTTAAAGTTTTTAACTCAATTTGATTGTAATCAAGCATATTCTAGAATGTTGTTTGCTTATGCGTCATATTCAGGTGAATGTTGTAGATTTTTAACAATAGATAATGATTAAGTGACGAAACATTAAGTACCATTACGACAACTATCGAAAAGTCCAAAAATTATAAGTTATTTTGATATAAAATTATCAGATATAGTAATAATAAGAAGAATATTTATTATTTCTTAAAAATATAAACATTTTAATTTTTTTTATTTATAATATGTATTGAATAACTTTATACAAAGGGTTTGTACTAAGTGTGGTGTTATTCATGACAGTGATATAAATGCAGCTATTAATATTAAGGGAGAAGGTTTAAGACTTTTAAGAATTTTAAAACTATGGTCGAATTCACCCGATGTAATACCTCAGGAGAGTAAGCCAGTAGGCTCTCGTAGAATGAGGAAAAAAAATATGAAAACCAATGTTGTCATTATTTGACATCATTTCACGGAACTATGAATAAACCAATAATTGTTATAACACATGAACGTTCAGGTACACACCTGTTAATTAATTTAATTAATTATGATAAAAATGGAGAATTTCATACTATTGGATTCATACCTCAACAAATTCCATACACATTAGAAAATTATAAACACTATACATATAAGGACATTATTTTGAATTCTTATACTGAAAATGTTTGCAAATCCCATCATCAAGTACAATTTATGGAGCCTTATTTAGATTTTTTATTTGATAAATATAAAGTTATTTATTTAAAAAGAGATGTTAGGGATGTTTTAGTTAGTTATTACAAATTTATACCACATCCAAAAGATTTATATAAATTTCCAAAATTTGAAGATTGGATTTTTACAAAGCCAGATGATATTGGTAGAGAATTTTTATTACCATATTCTCCAGATCCTCATGTAATAATAGAACCAAAAAATTATATTGATAGATGGAAATTACATGTTGATGGTTGGATGAAATATAAAGATAATTTGTTGATTTTAAATTATGAAGATATATTATTAGATTTTAATAATCAAAAAAATATAATTGAAAATTATATTAATAAAAAAATAGGTGATAAAATACCAGACTTAAATGATAAAAAATTACCAAATTTTAATCCAGGTAAAGGAGTTGTTGGAGAATATATTAATTGGATGAATAAAAACATTGAAAATAAATTAAATGTATTTTTAAATAAATAAACATTTGATATTTTTTTTTATATAAAAATAAAAACATATTAATTATTATGACACAAAAAGACAATTTAGTTTTAACAATTTCTATTGGGGATTATTACAATGAATTGAGTAAACTTACATTACCATCAATTAAAAAATATTCAAAAAAAATAAATGCAGATTTTTTGAATATAAATGAACATGATACAAATTATATTACTCAAAAATGGAATAAATTTCATATTCATGAACTTCTTAATAAATATAAAAGAATTTTATATTTAGATATAGACCTTATAGTTAGGGAAGATACCCCAAACCTTTTTGATATTGTTCCAGAAAAACAATTAGGTATGTTTAATGAAGGCCGTTTTGCACCAAGATTTGAATATATAGAACAAGCATCTGAGTATTATAAAGAGCCAATAAAAGTTAAAACTTGGAATGGTAAATTTTATAATTCTGGGGTTATGGTCATATCTAGAATTCATAAACAAATGTTCAAATTACCAAGAGGTTTTGATTTCGTTGAAACAGATCAACCATATTTAAATCTTAGAATTATAAATGATAAAATTGATATGTGTGATATAGATTTTAAATTTAATAGAATGGATATTCTTGATAAATTTATTGGCATTTCAAGACTTGATTCTTATATTGTTCATTATGCTGGAGCGCCAAAGGAGATTTTAATGGATGTTCTTAAAAAAGATATTGAGCAATGGAAAATAGATTCACCAGAATATAAATATACCAGAAATATATTGATTTCAGTATCAGCAGGTATGGGAGACCAACTTTGTGCTGAACCAGCAATTCGTTATACGGAAAAAATGTATCCTGATGCTAATATATTTGTTGTATCACATTTTACAAGACTTTTTGAACATCTTGATATGCCAGTTTTTGATTATGACCAATGGAAAGGTCTTCAAGATGCAGTTTTAACAATGCACACCTGTCCAGATGATGAACAAACAGAACACAAATTATCTCACGTTCTTTTTCATCCAACAGATTTTGCAACTATGTCAATGATAAAAAGAACTATTCCAAATGAGGATAAAACTATCAAATTAAAACTTGATGTTGAAGATGTGTCTACTATTATAGATATGTTGAAAGATAAACCACACGATAAAAAAATGGTTCTTATTCATCCTGGAAAATGGTGGCCTTCAAAGACTTTCCCTATCGAATGGTGGCAAAAAGTTATTGATGGATTATCTGAAAAACTTGCAGTTTGTCTTATTGGTAAAACAATTGATGATAAACAAGGATTTTTACCAGTCACTTGTCCAGCAAATGGCTACGACTTCAGAGATATTACAACATTAGGCGAACTTATGGCACTTATCTCACTATCAAAAGTTTTAGTTACAAATGATTCATCACCATTACATATTGCAGGTGCATTTGATAATTGGATTGTAGTTATGCCAACTTGTAAACATGCTGATCATATTTTACCATTTAGACATGGTATTCAATCATATAAAACAAAAGCATTACAAAAGAAATTATTGTTAGATGATCTTGAAGTTAGGCATACTGAATTTAGAACAGATACAATAGATAAAATACCAACTGGTAAAACTTTATATGATTACCTACCAGACCCAGAAGATGTTATAAAAGAAGTGCTTAATATTTATAACGAAAATGGAATATCAGGAACATCAGGAATAAATGGTTATGAAAAATAAAGTAACTATATTATTAGCAACTTGTAATAGATATGAAACAACTTTACCTCTTTGTTTAATGTCAATTTTCAGTCAAACCTACTCTCCAGATAGAGTAGTTTTGGTTGATGATAGTAAAGAAAAAAAGTTTTATGATTATCAAATATTAAAAAATATTTTAATTTTATTCAAAGAAAAAAATATAGATTTTGATTATTTTTATGGGCCTTGTAAAGGTGCAGTTCCTGCACTTCAGATAGGTTTAGATAATATTGAAGATGGTTGGGTTTTTAAAACTGATGATGATAATATTTTATCACCAGATGTATTAGAGATTTTTAATAAAAATATTAAGTCTAATATAGGTGCAATGAGTGGTATAATTATGGATAAATATTTATATACTTTTTATGAAAATAATCCTGATAAACGACCAATAGAAGAAGATGGATATTATTCTAAAATAGAAAATATTTATTCAGAGTTTAATATTCAAATGGTTCATGAGCAATCAGATGATATTAAAAAAGTTGAACATATTTATTCTAATTACTTTTTTAATAGAGAACTTGCAGATGATTATCCTCCAGAATTGTCACCATCTTCACAACGAGAAGAAACAATTTTCACTTATAATATATTTAGAAAAGGTTATGATATGATTATTATTCCACAAGTTAAAATATATCATCTTTATTTTGATCATAAATCTGGAAATAGGCAATGGAGCAAATTAGATATGAAGAAAAATGAATTGTTCTTTGTTGAAAAATTGAAAGAGTGGAATATTATTCCATATAAAATGAACATGGTTGATGATGGTGAAAAGATGTATGTCATGAAAAATGGTGCAAAATATTTAGTAGTTTTAAATAATGGAAATTAATGGAAGAAATGTTCAGGCTTTTTCTTGCTATATGAAAAATATACCAAAAAGAGTTGTTGAGTGTCAAAAACAAGTTTTTGACACTTTTGGTATGGAACTAACTCAAGAAATAACGACTTTTAGATTTCATCATGATTGGTTAGATAATAAAATCAATTCAATAGATTTTGATATTTTGATATTTTTTGATATTGACTGCATACCATTAAAACCAGGCTTATATGAAGATATTGTTAATAAAATATCAGATAATAATTCTATTATTGGTGTTGAACAAGTGAATCAAACAAGAAGTCCAAATTTTGTTTATGCTGCACCAGCTTGTTTTGGTATAACAAAAGATGTTTTTGAGAAAATGAATAATCCTTCATTTAGGTTAACAGATGATTATGATTGTGGTGCAGAATTTAGTTGGGTTGCACCTAAATATGATGTTAATGTGAAAATGTATGATATAAAAAAATCATTAAATAGAAAATGGAAATGTATAGATAAACGCTATGGTAATGGAACCACATATGATGATTGGTTATATCATCAATTTGAAATAAGATATTATGATGAAGTTTCGCACGAAAAAATAAATGCATTTCAATTTATTAAAAAATGTAAAGAAACAATTTTAAAATATCAAAATAAAATTTAAACATATATATCATAATTTGATATATAATAAAAAATAATATTAAAAATATGAAAGTAGAACAATCATTAAACGAATATCTATTACAATTAGTTGCAGATGGTGTTATACTCACTGGTGATTTGATCGGTGTTTATGAAGCACAATTTTTAGGTAAAGCAAAAGTTACATTTTTAACAAATGGTGAAATTAAAGAAAAAATGATAGTAGTAAGAAATGTATCTGGTGTTTATTCTTGGTATTTTTTAACTCCAGCAGATCAAAATGATATTAAGAAAGAACCAGGTAATTGGAGTTATCCAGATTTAGTTAAAAGAATAATTGCGCCTATTGGACTTATCATGCAAGATATTGGTGTTAAAATGTATAGTTGGTTTAATATAAATAACTTGCCAGTTGTTACTGTAGATGATAAAGTGTATCTATATTGTGCATCTATTTTACCAGAACATCAATATGTTATTGATATGTATGCTGGTGTAATAATAGTAGAAGACTATCCAGGAATACCAAGTACAACTACATC